ACCAATCTTTACCTCTTGCTCTACCTCTAAATTGATATCTAGTTGTAAGAAAAGCATTAGCTTTTAACCACTCAAAAACTTCATAACCCGTAGTCAAGGGTTTGTCTAAAGGGCCGGTTGGAATATCCAAAGGATTTCGTGGGGCACTTTTAAACTTTGTAGCGTTAGTTTTTACATTTATTTTATATGACATTTTTATCTCCTGGTTTTAAATTAAATGGTAGTTTTTTTTAACGCAGTAAAACTACCAAACATCTCCATAAAATAGTTCAAACATTGTCCTGTAGTGTGGCTTATTAGGATTATTCATCTCTTACAATAAGTACCTCTTTCTTCGGCAACTCACTATTTTATACCTAATCTATCGGTTGTTCTGACTAGGTTTTAAAATTGGTGCTAGTTTTTAGTTATCACTACCTTTCTCAACAATCTCAACGAAATCAAAGTGAATTGTAGCCTTTGACATCCTTTTGAATGTAGCCCATAACTGTATGGAACTAGCAAACCATTGTAATGAACTTACCGTGTAAACACTGATAGACATTACATATAACCAGAAAGTGTTTTATGTCGACTTGTAGTTTCACAAGGATAAAATATGAAAACAAAATCCCTTGTGTCTTTCGTTGGAATCTTTCAACTTACATCCGGTTAAAGTAAAAATATAAGGGAGTTGGCTAAGAAGTTATCTGCTATTATAATGTCAGAGTTGTACATCAATAGGTTATTTACTCCAAAATTACCCTATCAAGTCGTCAAATATTTTTACAATTCTATAAAGCTCTATAGAGATATAGTAAAGAATAATAAAGATTATTGTTTAGTATCTGTATAGAGATATAGAGTTAAATAGACTAGCTAGTATGTCTAGCCTAGCCTAAATCCATTGTGGCATAGTTCGTGGTGGTCTGTCAAGCCCCCCATCTTAAACACTCATTGGCAATGCATAAATACATTCCCATGGATTAATGCCTATTGGATTATGTTTTAAGTCCCTGGCCCTTAAATTAACTTGTCTTAAACCCGTAGGTAAAGTATAAGGTAAGCAAGTTGTATGTCTTGGGGACTGTGAAGTATCAGTAATTTCTGATATGAATATATCATTCTTGCAGTCCTCGTTATACTTCTTAGCCTTGTCTAAGTATTTAGTATAATTTTTAGAATTAACTTTTTTAATACTCTCAGTATCTCTAAAGCCTTGTTCGTTAAATTTTTTATATGTATATGTTATAATTAACATGGTTGTCTCCTATTTTAATTTATGTAGCTACTGTGTGTTCTGCTACCTTTTCCTAGCATGGCACGTTCCCAGATTTTTGTCAACCCCCCTCGAAAAGCCCACAACCACAAGGCTTTGCGAGGATTGGCATAGTGTTTATACGGCCGGGTATAACTAACTTGTCTTAAACACTAAGGCTCACTCTTGTGCGTATAAGTCCAGGCATTAAACATTAAGGCTCATTCTGGTTTATATGAATTTAAGTATTAAACATTAAGGCTCATTCTGGTTTATATAGTATCCGGGACTTTAACAAAAATTGTTTTTTACATAAAATTGGTTTAAATAAATTTAAGATATATATAAATAAAAATAAAAAAATAAAACAAAAAAACAAGAACAAAAAAGACCATGAAAAATTTAGGTCTTGCAATAATTTTTGATTGCTGTATCTTTGGGGAATGAAAAGAAATTAATCTTTTCTAAATTGTCTTGATATCTAATAAATTGATGGACTTAAAAATATGACAAAGAAAACTACAACTAAAAAAGCTTTTACTAAAAAGCTATTAAGTAAAGAAGCAACTAATTTAATTTATAGAAAAATTAATAGTGTTGCTTATCATTTAGCGAATGAGACAAGCAACTCCCCAACTGATACAGCTTTGAAAAAAAAGAAGTATTTTGAATTGCAAAGAAAAGTACGGGGTTTAATGGTCTCATACGATAGCGAAAAGAAAAGAGCTACTCAAATAATGGATAGTGCAAAACTTGATACATGGTTAAAAGTAAAAAGCATACCATCAACACTTTTAGGAAAAGCAAAAACAACTGCTAAACCTAAAGCAAAAGCAAAAAGAATATAATATGCTTCATATTAATTATTCTAACGGCATTACGACAGAACATGATAATGTTGTTGATGCTTTATTTGTAATGAGAAATATAGTAAATCTGTATAGAACTACTGTAAAAAATGTTATCGCTGAAAATGAAGAAGACATCAAGGAATTAAGATGTACAGCTTTATTAATCAATGGTAAGAATGACAATAAAAAATACGCTTTCAATTTTTCTGACTAATGCATATTAAAATTACTAGAACAGCGAAAGACATTCATGGGAATGATAGAGCTTTCAAGGTTAGGATTGATGGAAAAAAATATCCTAGAAAATTTAATGCATGGTATTTTGTAGAGAGTAAAAAAGAAGCTGAATTATTAGCTCTTTTAGAATGGTGTAATAATTAAGGGGGAAACAATGAACTAATAAACATAGTTAAAATTAAAGGGTTCTTTTTAGAGCCCTTTTTTTTGCCTTGAATAAAACTACTGTATATAAAATCAGTATGAGAGAGAAGACTTTTCATCAACCTATATCAACCTACCAATAAATAAAAAGATGTTCTCTAATGAGCTCTCAAGAGCTCTTAGGGACTAATTAACATCAATAGACTCAATAAAGGGTTAAGAATTAGCACAAAAGACCATACGACCATTTAAAACTTCATAAGCTCAATGAGTTAGATAAGCTCTGTTAAGTCTGTTAAGGGCTCTCAAATTAAATTACAAGCACTTAAACTTCTGTTTTCAACTGTTAAGACTTCACAAACTTATTAAATTTCACAACCAACATATTAAAACTTTTCAAGGCTTTAAAGTCTATGAAGATTTATACCTTTAAATGTGCCTTTTTAGGCTTGTGAAGTTATAGTGTATGCATATACAGTGCGTAGGCTGGACCACCACCCCCGGTCCCCCCTATATATACTAAATCTTATACATTTCTAGGGATTTTCAAGTGTTAAGTTGGAGACTCAACAGGCTTGGTCGGGCTTGTGTAACTTTAAAGTCTATAAAGTACCTGTTATTGTGGGGGTGATACTTGTTACTATACAAACCCTGGCGGACCTAAAGGTATTATATAGGTATATTTTTAGTTTGTCAAGCCCTTTAGAGAATATATTGTTTTTTTCTTAAAAAACTTGACAAATTTCTATGAGCATGTATAATAAAGGTATGCAGAACTTACCCTCACAACGTAAATTAACAGATAAACAACAAAGTTTTCTGAATAATCTTATTGAAACTAAGGGTGACTTAAAGCTTTCAGCCGAACTTGCAGGATACTCCGGCAATCACTATCAAGTACTAAAAAGTTTAAAAGAGGAAGTAGTAGATTTAGCCCAAAACGTACTTGCAAGGGAAGCCCCTAAAGCTGCTTTTAAGTTAGTAGAGGTTATGACATCAGATGATTCAATACCACAAGCTAATGTTAAACTCCAAGCAGCACAGACAATCCTAGACCGTGTTGGTTTAGGTAAACAAGATAGAATGGAAGTTAACCATAACGTTAATGGTGGGATATTTATTCTACCAGAAAAAGAAACGATAAACCTTAATGCCGAAGATGGAGACTATGAGGACATAAGTCCTACTGACTAATGAAGATATTTCTGACTGAAATAGAAGCCTATGGTACAACCTTTGCAGGTCCTAACATTGTAGCTCCAACATATGAACAAGCAGAACTAGCAGCAGCCCAAAATCACTTAGTTGTTGTTGGAGAGCTTGATAGCATTTATGTTGATGAAAAGTTAGAAAAAGAATACTTAAACACAATTCCCAAAGAAAATGATAGGATAGTACACTGATGTTATTAGAACGATTACAATTTAGAAATGGCGGTAAAGCCAAATCAAAAGTTAACGAAGCTGGAAATTACACAAAACCAGGAATGAGAAAAAATCTTTTCAATCGGATAAAGGCTCAAGCATCTCACGGTACTAAAGCTGGACAATGGTCTGCACGTAAAGCCCAAGCTTTAGCAAAACAATACAAAGCTAAAGGTGGTGGTTACAAGTAATGTTAAAGAAATCACAACAATCGTTAAAAGATTGGAGCAAACAAGATTGGGGAACTAAGTCTGGTAAGAAGTCTAGCGAAACAGGTGAAAGATATTTACCCAAAAAAGCTAGAGAATCTTTAACTTCAGAAGAATATTCAAGAACATCAGCAAAGAAAAAAGCAGATAAAGCTGCTGGTAAACAACACTCACCCCAACCTAAAAAAATTGCAGAAAAAACAAAGAAATTTAGGATGGCTAAAGGTGGTAAAGCTGATAGTCGATTAAAACGAGCAGGAGTCAGTGGTTACAACAAACCCAAGCGTACTCCCAATCATCCCACTAAGTCTCATATTGTTGTTGCCAAAGAAGGTAATAAAATAAAAACAATTCGGTTTGGACAACAAGGTGCTAAAACTGCGGGTAAACCTAAAGCAGGAGAGTCTCGTAAAACTAAAATGAAAAGAAAGTCTTTTAAAGCAAGACATAGAAAGAATATAGCTAAAGGTAAAATGTCTGCAGCATACTGGGCTAACAAAGTTAAATGGTAAAAATAATAATAGTTTTGTGTTTTTTAGCAGGTTGTGTACATACACCTGAAGTAAAACAAAAAGAATGGAACGATAAATACGACCCTAACGAGTGGCGAAAACAATTTGAAAAATGTAAAGCCATTCATTATGCTCCTTATCCTGAAGAAATAATATTAGATGAATGGAGAAAATGTATGGATGAGAAAGATTATGGTTAAACAAGTTCAACAAAAACCAATAGATAAGGAACAAGAAAAACTTAAAAAACTTCAAGCACAAGATAGAAGAAATGGGTAAACAAATAGGCAGTGACGAAAAACCAATAACATTTAGGTCACCAATATATAAAAATACACACGGAAGTAAGGGTGCTAATCCCAGACCTGGTTTCTATACTCAAGACTATAGAGACAATTGGGATAGAATATTCGGTAAAAAGAAAGCCGAGGAGAATAACAATGACAATGATTAAAAGATGGTTAGAAAAAATAAAAAACTTTCTAGCTCCAAAGAAACAAACAACAAAGAGAAAAACAAATGTTAAAAGAACTACTAGAAAAAAAAGTAAATAGTATGATTAATACCAATGACCTTACAGATATGCAAGTTTGGGGTGTTATGTGTGGTATAGGATTTATATCAGCATTTATTATTATGTGGATTATCTAATGAACAAAGGATGGTATTGGGATGATGTAACTAAACAGCTTTATAAGTGGGATGACTTAATAAAATTACTAAGAAAAAGAAATGACAATACCTCCGGAGTATCTAAAAAAGAAAAGTAAAACAATTCCATTTGGTTATGAACTAAGTGAAATAGAAGGATACTTTAAACCCATACCTAAACAACTTGAGGTTTTAAATAAATATCTTACACTAATTCGAGAGCAAAAGTGTTCTTTACGAGAAGCTTCGAGTTTAATTGAACAAGAAACAAATAGAAAACTAAGTCATGTTTCTTTAAAAAACTATATTGACAAAGGTCCTTCTTTAGAATTAAGACGTAAAAAAACTTTAGCTAAAAAGAAAAAAGAACTTGCTCAAGCAAAGAAAAAACTTAAAGAAAAAGAAACTAGACTAAAAACAGAACAAGAAGTTCTTAAAAAAGCTACAGAAAAAACAGCATCGAAAGTTGTTACAAAAGATGAGTTACAAACAACCACGTCTTCTATACAAGAAACTTTAAAAAACTCTAAAGTTATTTTTCACGCTAACGAAGGTCCTCAGACAGACTTTCTTGCTGCGGGAGAAAAAGATGTTCTTTATGGTGGAGCTGCTGGTGGTGGTAAATCATATGCTATGATTATTGACCCACTAAGGTATTGTCATAAAAAAGCACATAGAGCTTTGATACTTAGAAGGTCTATGCCAGAACTTCGTGAGATGATTGATAAGTCTCGTGAGTTATACCCACTAGCATTTCCAGGTGCAAAGTTTAGAGAAGTTGAAAAGCTTTGGAATTTTCCCAGTGGTGCGAAGGTAGAGTTTGGTTTCCTTGAAAGAGATGCAGACGTGTACAGATATCAAGGACAAGCCTACTCTTGGATAGGGTTTGATGAGATTACTCATTTACCCACAGAGTTTAGTTGGAACTATCTAGCTTCACGACTTCGTACTACTGACCCCTCTATTACCACTTACTTACGCTGTACTGCCAACCCTGGTGGTGTAGGTTCTCATTGGGTAAAAAAAAGATACATAGAACCTGCAGAACATAACACAAGCTTTCAAGGTACAGATGGATTAACACGTAAGTTTATTCCGGCTAAGTTAGCTGATAATCCCTATCTTGCAGAAGATGGTGTCTATGAACAGATGCTTAAATCTTTACCACCGATTCAACGTAGACAATTGCTTGAAGGTAATTGGGATGTAGCAGAAGGGGCTGCATTTGTAGAGTTTAGTCCACAAGTACACATTATTACTCCTTTTCAAATACCTTTACCTTGGGAAAGAGTAAAAGGTATTGACTATGGTTACGCTTCAGAAAGCTGTTGTTTATGGGGAACTATTGATATAAATGATGGAACTTTAATAATTTATAGAGAATTATACAGAAAAGGCTTGACAGGTGAAGAATTAGGTGGTATAATAACAAGTATGGAACTTGAAGACCCTTTTTCGGTCTCGGGTGTATTAGATACAGCAGCATGGGCTAGGACAGGCACAACTGGACCTACTGTTGGAGAAGCTTTAATTAGAGCAGGTCATAAACTTAGACGTGCTGATAAGAATAGAGTACAAGGTAAAATTCAAATACACGAGTTTCTAAAGGTTCGTGAGAATGGTAGACCAAAGCTGCAAATATTTAATACTTGCCCTAATCTAATACGAGAACTACAAAGTATACCACTTTCTAAAACGAATCCAGAAGATGTAGATACACATGCATCTGACCACGCATATGATGCATTGCGTTATATGATAATGAGCCGACCAAGAATGGAAAGCCCACTAGAAAGGATGAGAGGATTGAAACGAGAAATACACCAACCTTCTGATTCAATATTTGGTTATTAGTAATATATGGAAAAAGAAAATACATTTTTAAACGCTGATAACATTTACGAAGAAGTAGAGGGTGAAGCAGGTAAAACTCTTTCTCTTGAAGTAGAACAACGTAGTAATCTTGTTGGCATTATTAAAGGTAGGTTTCAACTTTCTGAAGATGCAAGACGTTCAGATGAATCACGTTGGTTAAGAGCTTACGAAAACTACAGAGGACTTTACAACAAGTCGATTAAGTTTAGAGACTCAGAGAAGTCTCGTATATTTGTAAAGATTACTAAAACAAAAGTACTAGCTGCTTTTGGTCAACTTGTTGATGTAATTTTTGGTACAGGTAAATTTCCAATTGGTATTTCTGAAACTAAAATACCTGAGGGTGAATTAGCTAATGCTCATTTAGATTCTCAAACAGGAGCACCAAGTATTGAAAGTACTATAGGTGGCGGTGAGTTACCAGATGATATTGGTAACAGAATGGATAATCCATACGAAGTAGGCTATGAAGGTGATGGAAAAGTTCTTAAACCTGGAGCAACTTTTAATAAAGGTATTTTTTCTGATTCACTTGAAAGTAATGTAGAAGACCAGTTAGTTGTCC